TGATGTCCCACAGGTCTTCGCCCACCAGCGTGGCATCGGCAAACTGGATCACCTCCCAATTCGCGCCATCGCCATCGCCAATCGCGGCCGCATTGGCCCCGTTCAGAACATCCTCAAGCAGGGCCGAGGCCAGCGCACCTGCGCTCAGCCGCACCCTGAGCGCCGGGCCACGGTCCCAGACCCCCGGTTCGGCGGCAAATAGGGGGCTTTCTAAAACGCCCACAACAGATCTGCGTTCGACCAACGTATTCAACGCATACCCGCTGTCATTGGCCGAACTATAGGCCGCGACAACCCCCGGCCAGGGCACAGCCGCAACCGCCAGATGCGGCGCATGTTCAACCTCGTCGCCGGTCAACAGCGGTAGATCCAGAAACACCGGGCTGACTGGCACTGGCGGCACGAAGGCTTCCAATGTCACCGCCTCATCAACCGTGTCGGAGGGCTCGTAGACCTCCATTTCGGATCGCACCGCCTCAATCTGACGCGCGCCCGCATCCTCGACCCGGTCCACCCGCCATGATGAACCATCTTCCATCTCAAAGACCGTCCCGGTACCGATATCGACGCGCGATGGCGGCAGGGCAAAGCTGATCGTATCCCGCGCCACCCGCGATTCCGCCAACCAGCGTTCCGCCACGGCCCGACCTTCACCACTGGTCATGACCAACGGCAGATCGCTCTGGCTGATACCATCCTCGGCGTCGTCGGGAAACACCGCCTCACCAACGCGGGTCTCATAGGCACCCGCCGCCTCGACATGCGACAGCCGCACCCGGCCCACCATATCGGCGCGCGGCTGGCGGCTGTTGACCGGGGCCGCCAGACCATCCTCGCCCACGGCCATCAGGTCCGCGTCGACGACCGCCTCGGCCCTCCCGACACGCGACCGAAATACCAGCTTGCCCTCGCGCTCGCTCACCTCAAAGCCATAGGCCAGCATCAAAGGCTGCATCCGCGCCCGCGCGCTTTCCACATTCGCCGATGCCGCGCCGCGCACGAACCCGTGCAACCCGCTGACATCATAATCAAAAACGCCCGCAGCCTCGCAAATTTCGGCCACGACATCGGCCAAAGGCTGCGCCCCCATCCGGCCCGAGATCCAATGCCCGCGCGCGTGGTTTTCGCCGTCCGACCACTGCGCCATGTTATTCGGAAACGCAGGCCACGGCCGCGCGTCCCAGGCCCAGACATAGGCGTGGTCCATATCCAGCATCGGCGCGTCATAAACCTCCGAAACCGGGTTCTTCTGAGGGTCCAGCCAATAGCTCGTCATCGCGCGCAGATATTGCATCTGCATCAGGTCATCGCGGCGACCGTTTGAATAATGCGGAATGCCCGATTCCGAAGATTTCGGATCAAGGAACTTGTTGGGCTGGTTGCTGCCCTTGTCGACGGCCGCACAGCCCATCTCGGTAAAGCGGATGGGCTTTGACTGCGGCACCCAGGCGGTTGAGACTGCGGGCCAGGGCGATACTTCCGCGCCAAACAAAATGACGTCCTCACCCGGTGCCGCGACACCTGGGCCGAAATCCAGCCTCACATCCGAGGCCGATGAAAACCGCACGATCATCCGCACTGTGTAGATATCACCGCCGTGATCGGTGACCTCGATATCGCGAGCCTCATGGACAGCCGAGGTAACTTTCGGAAAAACGCCCGCGTCACCAAGGATATTCACATTGCCATATTGGTGGATCAAAAAGGCGCGGTAGGTGCCCGATGTTCCCAACTTGAACGTCAGGCGCACTTCAAAATCCGACCCGGCGGTCACCGGAAACTTCTGCGGACTGATCACACGGTCATTCGCGTGCTGGCCGTAGATCACCCGCACCGCATTTTGATACCGTCCAAAGGTCTCGCTTGACGGGATCGCCGTGGCCCACAGAACCGCCTGCCAGGTGTCGGGTATCTGCCCGCCCACCAGAATTGAGGTTTCGATCGGGTCTTTCCGCTCAAAGTGAGGCCGCTGCCACCAGTTGCGAATATCCTTGTAGCGAAAAATCCAGGGCTTGTTTTCCAACCCATCTGTAATTTCCAGGCGTTTTTGCGCATCGCGCCCGGCGGCCGATCCGTAATACCAATCATAGCCCTCGCCGCCTTCGATATTGGCGTCCAGATACTCCAGATCGTAGATCGAGCGCCATGCTGCATCGGCATGGTCCTGTCCCTCGCGCCAATCCGATAGCGGCATGTAATTGTCGATGCCTACGAAATCGATATTGGCATCCGCCCAGAGCGGATCGAGGTGGAAATACACATCGCCCGAGCCATCCTGCGGGTGATACCCGAAATATTCCGACCAATCGGCAGCGTAGGACAGCTTGGCATCGGGCAGCAAAACGCGCACTTCCGCGGCCAGATCGATCAAGGCCTGAACGGTTGGAAACCCGTCCGCGCCGCGCAATTGCGTCAGGCTGCGCATCTCGGATCCGATGCAGAAGCTTTCGACCCCGCCCGCCGCTGCACAGAGCGCCGCATAATGCAGGATAAAACGGCGATACCGCCACTCTGAGGGGCCGGAATAGCTGACCTGCCCGCCCGAAACCGAGAAATCCGACGCAGATGCGGTCCCGAAAAACGCCGCCACCTGCGCGTCTGCCGCCGCCGTTTGATCCGGTGTGCCAGCCAGCCCCGGGGCCTTTGCGCCGGTGATCCGCCCGCGCCAGGGCAAGGCGGGCTGGTCGCCGGTCTCTGCCCAGGGGTCGGGCAAGCCGCTGCCGTCAAGAATCTCCATCAACAGGAACGGATAGAACATCACATCCAGCCCCGCGCCCTTCAGCGCCGCGATGGCTTCGATTACCGACGCATCGGCGGGCGTCCCGCCATAAATCACGCGTCCGTCAAGCTGCGCGATCACCTCGGCGCTGGCCCGCGTCTCACCAGCCACGACCCAGGGCATCTCGGCCCCGTCGGCCTCCTGCTGTTCCACCTTCGGCTTTACGCTGCATTGACCCGCGCGCAGGTCATCGCCAAACCAGCTGACGATCAGACTGGTGGCCCCGCAATTGGGCAATTCGCCCTGCAAATTGTCCAGCGCGCGCAGGAAATCCGCCTCGCCGCTGGCAGTGTTCACATTGGCGCTGGCCGATTTGCCAAAGCCTTGCGCATAGTTCACGGAAGTGGTGGCCAGCGCATATTCGCCCGTGCCCGGCATCATCGCCACGGCCCGGATCGCCTGGCTTGGTTGCGGCGGGCTGTCCAGCATCTCGGGCTGCGCCGGCCGGATCACCTCGAAACTCAACTGCGGTACCCGGTTGCCATAGGGCGTCAGGTCCAGATCCTCGATCACCACATAGGCAATGCCGCGATAGGCCGGCACCATGCCTGCCCCTTCCACGGCCTCCATCTTGGGATCGGGCATCTGATCATCGGTGCCGCGATAGACGCGCATCGTGACGTCGGACTGCGCAATCTCGGCCCCATCGGCCCAGACCCGGCCCACCCGTGCAATCTCGCCCTCACAAAGCGCCACCGCAAGGCTCACTGAATAGCTGTAGCTTGCCGTGCGCGGCTGTGGCGGGGCACCCTTTCCGCCCCCCGTGACCGCGACATCTTCACGAAACTGGGTGGCCCAGATCACCTGCCCGCCCAACCGCATCTGGCCGAAAAGCCGCGCCACGGGCGCACCCTCGGCCGCCCCGGTCAGACGGAACCGGTCCATCCGGCCCTGCTCGATCACTTCGGAACCCTGCCCCAAAAGCCGCTGATCAATGACCCGGCCCAACGTAGCCCCCACCGCACGCCCGATCACAGCGCCGGTCAGCCCCAGGACCGTGCCCGAGGACAAACCGCCGATCGCGGCACCCGCCGCTGACAGAAGGATAGTCGCCATGAATTCAGGTCCTTTCCGGAAACGCAAATCGTGCCACGATGCGCCGCTCCCAGGGCGGCGTCAGGGCGCTTTCGACAACTCCATGGCCGCTATAGGCATGGATGAATGTGGGGCTGATGCCGGTTTCGGCCTGCAATCCCAGATGTTTGGCAACCGCCCCCTGGCGCATGCGGAACAGCAGCAGATCGCCTGCCGCCTCCTTCTCCAGCGGCTTCGGGCTCAGATGCCGCAAGGCCGCGCGCCACAGCTGCTCGTCGCCCTGCGGCTCCGACCAGTCGCGGGTATAGGCGGGCACGGGCTCGGGTTCGGCCCCGAACACCTCACGCCACACCCCCCGCACCAGGCCCAGGCAATCGCACCCGGCCCCAGGCACCGAGGCCTGATGCACATAAGGCGTGCCGATCCAGCCCCGTGCCACGTCAATGACGGGACTCATCGCAGGCTGCCGCCGCCCGAGGGCGCGGATCCCCTGCCCGGATAGGCCATCACCCAATCTTCGCCTGGAATATCCGGAAACCCCTGAAAGTTCAGGATATTTGCGAATTTCAAGCGACAGGTTTCCAGCCGCTTGTCACAGCCCGCCTCAAGCCGCACCAGATCGCCCGCGGCAATATCGGCGCGCAACTCCTCCCACAGCTCGACCCGGCGTTCTCCGCCCGCGAAACGGTCATTCTTGATGACACCGATCAGCCCCTTTGCGGCCCCCGAGATCACCGTCATCCGCCCGCGTTCAAACCAGCGCGGCGAAAACTCGTCGAGACCGTCAAACACCAGCACCCGATCCTCGTCGATGCGGCTCACCGCGCCCTCATGGGCATAGCCCGGCGTCGCAAGATCGAACCCGCAGGCGGCATCGCCCAGAATAGCCGAACAGGGCCGTTGATAGACGCGCCCCTCGGGCCGGTTCATTGGCTCGGACAACCCGCGCAGCTCGACCTGAAAGGCCCCACCCTGGCGCTCAAGCTCACCGAACGAACCCTTGAATTGCAGCGCCCGGTTTTCCGGGGCCGACCAGTTGACCAGCCAGGCCTCCACCACCGCGCCGTCGAACCGCCCGGCCAGAATATCCTCTTCCGTAATCGCCGCGTCGCTCAGCGCCCCAACAGCCTCGGTATTGTCTACTGACAACCCAGTGGTCTGGCTCAGCGCCGCCGCCGACAGACCGGTATCGGCCTTGAACACGGTGCCCTCAAATTCCAGCGCCACATCGTGATCGGTAAACCCATAGGTCACGCCATCGGCCCGCGTCACCCGCCAGCATCGGGCAACCTCGCTGGCCCCGGTCTGCAGATGCGCCAGCAAGCCCTCGTTCGCCCCGCTCATACCCGGATCTCCACCACCGGCACATCCGGCGCTTCGCCCGCCTGGAAACTGGCCTGCGAGGTCTGGATCCGGTCGATATCGAAGCGCACCGGCACGTCAAATTCAAAGCTCGCCGAAACCTCAACCCCCTCATCGGGGGCGTCGTTGAAACTGATCAACCCGGTCGTGTAATCGACATCGAAATGCACGCCATAGACCAGCTCGGCCTCATCCAGCCCTGCCACGACGCTGCCTTCCACCGGCTTAGAGATCGGGCGCGCATAGCTCTCGGCTCCCGAGCGGTAGACTTTCGCCAGCTGAAACACCGTCGTCTCGCCATCGCCCAGACCGATCACATTATCCCTGAAATGCAACGGTTTGGAGGGCGCGGTGCCCTTGAAATCGGACCAGTCCTTCCAGCGAAACCCGTGCAACTGCCCGCGCCGCGCCTCGAAAAACGCGATCAGCGTCTCGATATCGTCCAGACTGCGCATGCCCACGCCCGCATCATAGCGCCGGCGCGAATGCGCCCAGGGGGTGTTACGTTCCTCGAACCCGTTGGCCAGCGTCACCACCTCGGTGCGCCGCTCGGGGCCCCCAGCCGAGCCAAAGCTCAGATTGGTGGGAAAGCGTATTTCATGAAATGCCATCTCAGGGCCTCCCTCAACGATTGCGTTGCCCGCGCGACAGCGCCCGGCCCATCTGGGCGGCAATCTGGCTTTTTGATTTCTGGAACCCCTGCACATCGGGGGTCTGAATATTCATGGTGATGTTGACCGGCCCACCGCCGCCGCGCGCCTGCACACCCAGCCGCCCATCGGCCCCGCGGGTCAGCGGCATGATCGCCTCGGGCCCTGCCTCGCCCATCAGGCCCATCCCCCCGCGCATGGCGAAATTGGTCGGGCCGTTGACGATGCCGCCCCGGGCAAAGGGCGTCACCCGCCCACCCGAAAAGGCACCGCCTTTTTCAAATGGCAAGATGCCGGAAACCAGCGCGTTGACGCCGTTGGCCAGAACCCCGCCCACCGCGTTCTGCACCGGGCGCAGGGCCGTGTTATAGGCCGCATCGACCATACTCTGCGCCACGCTACGCAACGCATCCGACAGCCGCATCCCGTCAAACACCACGCCGTCAAAGGCGCGCCTGAGCCCGGTGCCGAACGATCGGCTCAGCCCCTGCACCTCGCGGCCGGTATAAAGCATGGTCTCCTGCATCGTGCGCAGCTCACCCTGAAAGGCCGCAACCATCGCTGTGGCAGATCCCAGCGAGGCCTCCAGTTCGCCCAATTCGGCGTCAAAGCCGTCAATTTCTTCATCCATTGCTGTCGTCCTTCACATCCGCATCGGGAAACCGGGCGGCCAGGGCCTCAAGCCCTGCCCGTCCCATCGGCGCAATGCCGGGCTCGTCACCCATCAAAAGCAGCAATTCGGCAGGCGTCAGCGCCCAGAACTCCGCCGGTCGCAACCCAAGCCCCTGCATCCCGGCCCGCATCAGACCGGGCCAGTCGAACGGTCTTGCGCCGCTCATTGGGGCGGCCGGAAGGCCAGCGCCAGCAACCGCGCGGCAACGCGCGCGGCCTCCAGCGGTCCACCGGCAATCTCGGCCTTGGCCAGATCGCGCAGTTCGCCATTCCAACCGCCCCCCCGCAGCCCCGCACAGACCAGCGCCAGAACATCGCGCGACTTGAACCCGCCCGCCTCGAACCGTTCGACCAGATCGGCAATGCTTTCCGCTTGCAGCCAGGTCTCCAGTTCGGCCAACGCGCCCAGGGTCAGCTTCAGCACCCTGCGTTCGCCATCAAGCTCCAGCGCCACTTCGCCCGCCCAGGGGTTCGCCATGGCTCAGAGCGCCGTGAACGAGAGCACGCCTGCCGAGGCCAGCGACAGCTCATAGCTCGCCTCGCCGTCATGGCTGCCGGCATATTCGATCGAGGTGATCTGAAACGCGCCCTCGACGGTCCCGAATTCGGGGATGATGACCTGAAATTCGGGCACTTCACCGTCAAAGAAAATCTGGCGCGCACGTTCATCTGTCGCCGCGTCGCGAAACACGCCCGAGCCCGAGATCGCAGCCGATTTCACCCCGCCTCCGGTCAACAATTCACGCCAGCCCCCGGCGCTTTCCAGGCTGGTCACATCGACCGTTTCCGCATTGAAACTCAGCCGCGAGGCACGCAGGCCAGCCAGGGTCTGAAACGTCGAAGTGCCGTCCAGATCAACCTTGATCAACAGGTCCTTGCCATTTTGGGCAACCATTTCATTCTCCAGTTATATCAGTGGTATACGTTTGAAAGCTCACGCAACGGCCTCATCCAGCCGGGCGCGAAACCAGATGTCGATCCGGCGATTGACGTTCGTTCGCGCGGCCGTCGCCCGGTAGAACTGGACCCGGCTGACGCGGCCCCGGCTCAGGCTCAAAGGCGCGGCCAGAACGGCGTCCGATACCGCCGCGGCCGCTTCCTTGGCCAGATGAAACCCCGCTCCCGTGGTCACCACGGAAACGCTGAATTCGTGCAATGCCCCGCCTTCCGAGCCGTCGCTCTTGTCGCGCACCTTTTCGGGGCCAATCGTGACGTAGATCTCCGGTTGCGGGCCGGGCGGCATTGCATCGAAGACATTCGGCCCGACAATAGCCGCCAAGCCTGCATCGGCGCTCAAGGCACCAAAAACCGCCGTCTGAAATGCCGCTGTCATGCCATAGCTCATGCGCCCTCCTCCTCGGTGGCATAGCAGATCAGGAACCGACCCTCGGCGTCGGCCTCCGTCACTGCATCAATGATGAAAAGCCGGGCTCCATCGCGAAACCGCTGCAACGGCGTGGGCCGCGATGGCGCGCCTTGCGGAGCCGCGCGGATGGTGATCCTGAACCCCATCCGCGCCAGATCGCCGCTTTCGCGGCCGGTCCGGGGCAAGATCTCGCCCCAGACCGTGCCCAGCGGCTGCCAGACCTCGTTAAATCCGCCCGCGCCATCGGCAACCCGCACCGGGGCCTCCAAGAGCAGGCGGCGTGACAGATTTGGCCGCATCATCCGCCCACTCCCCGCATCCGCACCGGCCGGT